CTTACTCAATTATGTCTCCTTTAAGACTTAGGGTTTGCATCTTTGACCGCTTTAATTCGAACTTTCCAAGCATCAATATCCTTGTAAATTTCGTCTAGCTGATCGCCGATATCACCATAAGCCGCTTTTCTTGTACTTCTTACAGTATTGTTTGTCTCTTCTGTGTTTCCAGCCGTATCGTAAGTTGCTAGTTGATCGTCAGTTGGTTTTGATAAACCGTCAACGTTCCACTCCTTTATGTACGGGCCTTTACCATCAGAGTCATCCTGTAAAGATACATTGCCTTGTGGACCGAAATCAGCCGTTTTGCTGTTTGCGGTACAATAAAGCTTAACTTTAGTTGATAGACTTGCCATATAGACCTCCTTTTAAAATTGTTATCATGTTATTAATTTATACCCCCAATATACTGCATAATCACATCTTGCATTTGAACTAGAACTATCAGCATGTGCTTGTTGCCCATAAATTTCTATGTAATCGGATGCTGACAAATTTACTATAAAGGTTGTTTGAGTTACAATATTTCTAGTACCATTAGATTCATTGTTTTGATAATGTGCAAATTGATTAGATCCCCCACCTGCTAAACTAATAGAACTACCATTTTTATAAACCTGTAACCAACCTAAATTTTGTTTAGAACTGGCACTGGCTTCAAAAACTACTTTTGCACCAATGTTATAATAACCCCCTTTGCCTGAAGGAACTGTAAACCTTTTATTTGATGTATCATAACAGGAGCCAACATCAACAACTTCAGTATCAAAATTTATTTTTGTCATTACTTCATGGGTAAGACTTTGATTAGCATTTATAGTAGCTGTAAATATAACATCACTTGTTCCAAAACCCGTAGCTGTTCCACTGTTCGTAATAGTCGCCCCTGAAGGCACCGTTATTGTGTCGCCTGAGCTACCAATCTCTAAAGCTGTTCCTGATTGTGGATCTAATTTGTCTACGAATAAAGTTCCCATTATATTACCGTTAATGTTCCTGCTACTGTCACTGTTCCAGTGTAATTAACTGGTCCAGCCACAAAAGCATTTTGTGGTGCTGTTATTGTTACGTCTGAAGTAATTGTTGCTAGGTTTAAATACATTCCATTAAAACTTTGATTAATTGCAGTATGATCTACACTGCCTGTTGCTGGTGTTTGATAACCAATTGCTGCTCCGATAAATACAACATAAGCTGCATCCGAACCTGCTAATGTACTTGAACCTGTTGATAATGTTGTACCACTTGCAGTGTAATCTACATCTGGTTTTTGAACAACATTGTTAACGACGAATCTTACAGAAGAAGAATCTGAAACTGATTGGTCTAAAGAAAAGCTTTGCGCAGAACCATCACCAGTGATGGTCTGAGTCGCCATTGATTTATATACATCAGAACTACTTGGACCTATATACGCCATGACTCTCCTATGTGCTTATACTATCTATATACGATACCCAAACATTTAAACTATTGGCAGTATCAGATTTTGCCTTCAAAGCGTCCGTGCTTTGAACTACAATTTTTGAGCCACCGTCAATCAATTCTATACTGGATCCTTGCGGAATGCTTACATTTTTTACAATATAAGAATCAGCTGATCCACCACTAGCTGTGCTAGTAATATAGACATCTGCTTGAATTGTTTGTGTTACTATATTGGTTAATCTTATTCCTATTAAAGCGTCGTCTGAATTTGCAGTTATTATAGTACGTGGTGTCGTACCAATAGCTACATCTCCTGAACCATCCGCTGCAACTGCTCTTTCAAAATCTTGTGCCATATCTATCCTTGTATCATAGGGCGACGGCCATTGCAATCACGAAGCCAGCGGAAGCCCCTGCGGCTCCACTTGATGCTGCCGTAATTCTACCTTTAGCGTCTACTGTTAAATTTGTTGATGTATAACTTGCCGCACTCACTCCTGAGGTAGCTAAAGTTAAAGCACCACCTGAAGCTAGAGTTGCATCACCTGATACAGCTACTTCTTCAAAACTTGCTCCATCTCCTACTAGAATTTTACCTGAAGTACTATCTGGTAGAGAAAGTGTTCCTCCAATAGTTAAATTATTACCAATTGAAACATTATTGCTGTGATCTTCCACAACTGCTTTACTTGCTGGTAAAGCACAAAATACATTTTTTGTTCCCGCACTAAAATCAACAGCACTATCACTATTAGAACTAGTGTAAACATTAGTTCTAGCAATATTAGCACTTGATCCGTCTAAGGTCCCGTGTCCTACTTCCCACTCATTAGCAGTTTGATGAGCGATAACATAGTAAGTAGTATTACTATTTCCAACACCTGCAGAAAATGCTTCAAAACCACTTACCGCTCCACCAAGAGCAAAGCTCCCTGTGCCGGTAGTAGTCGAGGTTTCTTTTACCCGATCATTAAGGACAAACGCCATTTCGTTGTCCTATGATAATCTTAATATTGCATTACTAGTGTCATTAGCTGGAAAAGTAATCGTAAAAGTTCCATTAGACGCAGTAAAATCTGAAGTAAAATTTAAAATACAAACAGCATCCGTGGTTCCTGAACCACCATCAGTTGTTGTATTATAAATCATTGCACCTCTTGCTGTAAAACTAGCCGACGTCCATTGTGGGTTGGTACTCCAATCAACAAAAGCTGTTGTAGCTGAGTTACTACCTGTAACTGATTGACCAGTTAAAGTCTTGCCTCCTGGTGAGTAAGCACTACCCGACGTATTTGAAGTTTCTCCACTTGTTGAATAATCTTCCGTGGTTGCCCCTAAACTTGCACTTGATTCAAACAAAGCAATTTTAAAAGTATCTCCACCACTCGCGAAATCATGAAATCCTTTTAACATATCTCTTTTAAATGTGTTACACACTGCCTGTGCTATTGCCATTTTTATCTCCTTTATGGTTGTTGCGATTTAAGAGGAGTCCTTAAAACCCCATCCATATATTCATCTCTTCTGCCACGACCTTGTTGCTCTATAGACAAGTCTTGTAATGCATTTGCATAAGACTGCTCATATTGAGCAAGTAAATCATAGGGACCTTTGAGATATTTTAAGGCCTCGCAGAGACACGCATACAACAACGTTCTAGGAGCATTTATACTTACCCAGGTAGTCGTATTTGTAGACGATAGTCCTGTTGGTAGCTTATTTAAAGCTACTTCTATATTATATGCGACATCGGGAGTAGGCGCAAGATATAATGTTCCCTGCTTCCAATTAGAATAATAAACTGGTGTTCCTGTAGATGTTCTATCAGGCCAATATTCATTCATAAATGTAACATCTTTTTGTTCTAATTTTGTACGAGAATTTCCTAAACTTTGACCATATATTTGTACTGATCTAATTAATGCTGTATCAGTAATAGCCGATCCAGGTAATGAAACAAAAGAGTTACTTGCTGTTAAAGCGGCAACTTGGTAAGATCTAAAAATATCTAAATCTACTTCTCTAAAAATACGATTTTCAGCAAATTCTATAAAATCATTAACAATTGCTGTAGTAAATATATTTACATCTGTTTCTGTATAATTTCGTATTTGATCTACTAATTCTGAATATGTTGTCATATTATCCTTCTATAGTAACAGGACCTGAAGTGCAAAGCATACCTCCAAATCTTACATTTGTTTGAGTTGAAGGACCTGATCCTATATTAAATGTATAAGAATCTGTTTCCCCTGCAGGAACAGTAATTGTATATCCTAAAGCATTTTCTAAATTAGCCTGAGTAAATCCAGAACCACCAACACAATTTCTAAATCTTACTGTTTCACCTGTTGTTCTTCCATGATTAAATTCTATTACTGTAACTACTTGAGAGCCATTTGTAGAATAAAAAGGATCTCCAGTTAATAATCTAGCTGCAGGAGTTTCTACTCTTGCCGGCCGAGCGTTCTGTAAAGCTTGTGGATCAGGAGCAATTCTAATTGGTTGTAATTGAGGCTGTTTAGCTTCAAATTCAGTATAATGAACCAATGATCCTGTCCATTCTTTAACCATTTCTCTATAAGGAAATTGTAATCCACTCCTGTCAGATATAGCTAAAGCATTTTTACCTGTTGCAAATTTAGCCATACTAACCTACTGATGGAAAATATGCTTGTGGGGTTAAATAAAGACTTGTTCTCTCTCCATCTTGATCAGCAGCTCTACGCCACTCATCTTCATAAATTAATTTTAAAGCTTGCATTCTTTCAGGTGCTTTTTTTAAAGCTAAATAATATGCAAGTCCTGCAGTCATAGCTGGTAAAAAACGAAAAGGAATTTGAGCATTCTCAGTATAATTATCAATATCAAACATTCTTATCATTGCATAATATTTTAATGTATATGTTCCACTAGCAGGAACTGCTGGATATAAATATAAAGTTGGATTAATTTCTCTTTGAAAATAATATTGTGAAGGTCTACCTGAAGTAGCTTTATTAGGCATATTAAAATAAGTAGCTCTGCTTATTGAAGTAGCAGCATAATCATAAGTTCCATCATTTATAACTACATCTGTAACATCAATAATTGCTGAAGCATCTGCTGCTGCAGTTCCATATAAACTTGTTCCTGTTACAGATTGAGCATCTGCTGCTAAAGTTTTATTAGTTTGTTGAATAGTCCATAAATTAAGACCTCTATTTGCCCAATCAGCTAATAATAAATTAAGTGATCTTTTTGCTGTTCTAAGGTCATATCCATCACGAACCATTATTCCACATCTCTCGTATGCTTCTTGAATCATTTCATTGATTGCTAAATCAAAAGATTTTGTAGTAGAATAAGTTGGCATCTATCTTCCTTGTCTATTATACTTCTTCCAACAACGCCTTTTATATTTGTTTTTAGGACGAGATCGAGAAGAACAACCTATACTAGTCCTTTTTTTGACTGGTGTAAAGTATTCGTTAGAAGGTGTTTTAGCCATACTTTATAAGTAAGTTATAGCTCCCATAACCCATAAAGTTCCAAAAATAATATATGCTATTGTTACTGGTTCCATTAATCTTTATTCCATTTCTCTTTAGCTCGTAAACTCCATCTCTCAAAAGCCTCTGCATCTATCTTTTTTTTAACTAATGTAGCACCTTCTGGTACTTCATTATATAAAGCTATTACTTCACCATCTTCTATATGTACAAT